TGATCATTGGGTTCAAACAAATATTGCTTGCCAATCTCTTCTAGTCGTCCACGCAAGAACACAATCAATCTAGCAACGTTGATACGGTCCAGGGCTGTGGTCAATCCTTGACGTGTTTTGTTGCCAAAATTGGTGATACCAATGCCTGGAATAAAGGTGATAGGATTGATGTTGTTTTCATACAACACATCACGTATGCCCTGTCCCACAGCAGTCTGAACAAACTCACCTGTGGTTGATTCAATGTAGCCAATGGCTTCGGCATTGTCAATCACCCCGCGACGTGTGCCAGCTGGTGCCAACCATGGATAACTCACTGCATCACTGCGCAGTATGGTGCGAACCATCATGTGTGTAGGCGGTGCAACCACTGTGTTGCCTGACAGGTCTGTGGTCTGGCAACTGGGATAGAACACAGCAGCATAAGCACTACCAATGGTGAGACCGTCTTCAGTTGGCAAACCCAGACCGCCGTTGTTGGTGGCATAGTTCAACAAATCTGTGCCGTTGGCCCCCAAGCGCATTGGAGTATCGCCCACAACAAACAGCGTGTTGGAACGCTCGTTGCTGAGTGCAACCATGTTTACAGCCAGTTCAGGATATGCAGGAGCGGCAATCAAGTTGAATTGATTTTGTTCTTCTCTTGCTGGAAGACTGGTGTCAATACCGGATTTCATTGCAGCCACAACCAATTTGCGCTGTGCTTGACGTCCAGCATACATTGAGCCGTTGTCTTTGTTGCCCGAAGCTGTGAGCCAGGTATTTTTCTGTGTGGGTAATGTGTCATCAGGGAATGTGGTTGAGTTAAAGTAATTGTTCTGGAAACTTTTGACATTGTAACCTGATCTGCGTGTGTTGAACAGCAACATACCTTGGGGGTACAGTGCAGGATCGGGTGCATCCAAATCCAAATAGTTACTGGTCAACAAACTCACAATTGTGGGGAATGGATCTGCCACAGGATCTGTGGTACCATTGGGTGCCCAACGTGCATCTGCAAACAAAATACCGTTTGAACTGACCTGATCAGTGGTGTCCACTGCCACCCACTGATCAACTCCACTGACCTGCTCCCAGCGATACAACAATGGATAATTTTCCAAGTCTGAACTGTCAATCCAGAGATCACCATATTCCAATGCACTTTCGGCTGTGTTGTTTTGTGTTGTGGGCGCTGTGGCAGCCACAATGGGTCCTGCGGCATTGGTCAGTGTCAAATCAAATCCGCGGGTGTCATTGGTAACGTTTTGATACCCTACCCAGGCGCCATTATTTTGAATCATAATATCAACATCGTCCACAGCACTGTAATACCATAAACGTCCATCTGCAGGATCTTGATCAGGTGTAGTGTCACTGACTGTGTAGGTAAATGTTGGTACTGTGACCCAATTGCTCAAACCCACAAAACCAAATTGATCCGGTCTACAGAAGGTAGTCCATGTATCTGGATCCAAAGTATAGGACGCCACAAAACCTGCTGTGGTCACTGGGTTGCCTGTGATGTCGTCCAATGCGATAGAACCACCTTGACTGTGAGTGAACACAATATTTCCTGCACTGTTCACACTGGCGCTGACAAAAGGAATATTAGCAGCACTGACGTCAGTGATAAAACTTGTCACAGTGGTTCCTGACAAGGTAATTCTGACTGCTGTGTTTGCTGCTGTGTTAGAGCCAGCTTGAGTGGAATAAACATCAAATGAATTGCCAGCAATGAACGTTGGATTGGCAACGTTACCGGTCACAATAGTGGCACCCAGTACTGCTCTTTCCAGCAACAAAAAACTACCATTTTGATTTGGAAAAGTCAAGGAAGCCAATGCGTCGTACTGCAAATAAGTTGTGCCCACTGGAATATTTTTTCCACCGCCAGTGGGATCTTCTGTAAACAATGCAGATTGATCATCTTCATATACCGGTGTGGTTTGTGGCACAAAGGTATCTAGTGCTGCACTGTATACTTTGACTTTGACATTCATGCCATTGCCAGCACTGCTGACGTTTTGCCATACAGATCCTGTGGGTGCAGGATCAGTCTGTCCTGTACTCCAACGTGGTGATTGATAACTGTAACCTGGGAAATAACTTGGTGCACGGTATTCGATGGCTGCAATGCCCAGTGTGGTCAACAATGAAACACCACTGTTGGGCCCAGCTTCAATGCTGACCACGCCACCACTGTCTGTGGATCCGTCGTTGGTGGCAGCACTGTCTGCATAAATGGTCAATTTGTTACTGACTGCGGCTGCTGTGACTCCAGCGATAAGTGCATTGTTGATAGCTGTGGCAAAGCCTGCCACGGTCAATGCTGTGCCACCTGACCCAACAGTGACCAACTGTTCGTTGATGTACATGTTGAAGCCAACTGTCAATGCTCCCGACACTGAATTTGTGCCTTGCACTGTGGGCCAAGAATTTTTCCAGTCATCTGTGCCTAACGCCACCCAATCATTGTCTGAATTTTTATAGTAATTAATATTGTTGATACCAACTGCGCTTACGGCATAATCACCAATGCTGCCAATGGTTTGTAGCGGAGCCCAACCAGCTATATCATTGTAATCAGCAGTGCTGTCAACAACGTCTGCAATATCACTTATTACAATGGGCACTTTGTTGGTAAAGGCACTGGTGGTTTGATTCCACTCAAAAATACCCCAGAGACTGGTCGAAGTATCCAACCAATAAGTGCCGTTGTTGGCATTGCCTGTGGGACGAGTCAGACTAGCAGTTAACTCAGTCAAGTCAATGTTCACACGCTGAATAAAAGCACGATTAGTAACACCCAGTGCTGAGTACGCTGCCAACAAACCGTATTCGTTTAGTTCGTAACCGTTGATAGGTGTTCCAGTTGTGGTGTTGTAAAAGAATGGCACGCCAAATGTTGCTGCCAAATCACGTTGACTGGTGATGAGATAAGTTTTGTTTGCATTGGCAGCAGTTGTGCCAGCTGCAACTCCAACTCCAGCAGCATCAGCCTTGTTTTGTGCTGTTGCAATCAGAAAGTAAGGGACTGTGTTTACAGCGGAAGGGATATATTGACTCTCGTCAATTACTGTTACTTCTACGCCCGGTGATACTAGTGCCATGGTTGATTCCTTTTCAAGTTATTGATATTTATTGGCATACCCAAAAAAACCCAGTTTACACTGCCCTTTGCCAAAGGTCCATGCACTAAATACCCCATGAGACCCATTTGTCAATCCTGCCATCAGCGGCTATGTGCTGTGAACTACATTCGAGAAGATGTTACCCACTATCGCAGTAGATGTGAAACTTGTCAACGCAAAGGTCGAGGAATTAAACCTCGAGAACCTCGATGGAAGTCAGAAGGATACAAGAAAAAACCCACATGTGACAGATGTGGGTTTCGAGCAAGATTTGCCAGTCAATTATTGGTGTATCACATTGATGGAGATCTCAATAATACTGCATTGAGAAATCTCAAAACAATCTGTAAAAATTGTGTAGAAGAAGTGTCACGCACAGAAGTCACTTGGCGGACCGGGGATCTTGAACCAGACGCTTAACTAGACACAAGTTGCTTGACCTGCTGGTATAAGTCATCCAAGGTGCCGTTGTTGTCCAGTACCACATCAAATTGAGTGCCCACCCAGGCAGTTTCTGATGCATGTACGCCCAGTTGCTCTAGTTTGCGCCCACTCAGTGCCCAGGTGCTGTTGCCATTAGGGCCACGATTCACGCTCACAGCCGCATCATACCACTCAGGTTCAGGACCACGCACCACACGCACCACCCGGCCGCCTGCCGCTTTGATGGCTTGAATTTCATTGGGAAATCTGCAGTCACTGATCACAACATCATCTGTGCTGTTGCGCAGTTTGTTTTCCAAGCTGGCAATCCAGATATCATCATGGAATCCGTTGCGGCATACTTCAGTGCCCCAGTTTTGCAAAACCCAACGAGGAGTAATTACTATACCTAATCGATTGGTCCACCAATTGTCTTGCTGTTCACGCCATTCACGAGCTTGTTTGGTGCGCCCTTCTAGCATGGTTCGGTCCCATCCAAATACTGCACTCACAGCATCTTTGAGTGTGTTGGCAAAACTCTCTCTACGAAAATGATGTAGATTCACAAGATAGTCCGCAACGGTATCTTTGCCTGAGCCAATGAATCCACAAACGCCAATGATCATGCAAGTTCTTTCAGTTGAGGATTGAATTTTATTATTCTAGCCCAGCTACACAAAATTAATATGTAATACGTAAAATCAATTTCAAACCATTGGCATGCTTTGTTAATCTTGTATGGATATGCATGATGGTTGCTGTGCAATCCTTCACCAAAAGAAAACGGTAAAAAATTTCTTGCTTTGCTGTTATCTTCTTTATGCTTGTATCCAATTTTGTGCCATACCCAATCACCGATGAAAATACCATAATATTGATTAAAATATACCATTGAGTATGCCAGTACAAACCCAACTGGCCCTAATATTATTGTCCAAAAAATTATAGAAATCCAAACTCCTTGGAATTGGTGTTGTTTGTAGAACAATGTAGCAGGGTCGTTGGGTTCTACACTAGAATCACCATATTTTTCAATCTCTTCTGGACTCACATATCTGGCGGCGCCTGGGTGCTGTTCATAGGTACATAACTCTTTCAAGGTAAATCTATGTGGACTAAATGGGTCGCGGTCAGTATCGCTGTAAATGTGATGAATACGGTGTTCGGCGGTGAATTTTGTTAGATGCCCTTGATACCAAATACTACTGTTGATCCACATCCAAAATCTTATTGCATGTTGGAGCCAAGGGACAATAATATAATGTTTATGACTTATACTGTTGTGCCAATAAAAGCTAAGAGAAAAAAAATACATTCTAGATTGAATTAACATCAATATAATACCAGTTCCATAGCCCAAAAGATGCCAGGTTAATGTGTTGTACAGAAAGTCTAGAATCATAAAATGTACTTATCAGTTTAATTCGTGTATATTCAAGTGTTTCAGGGTAGCTTGTAACATGTCAATTTGTCTGCGGCAGTCTTCCAGCGCATGATGGCTGGTCACTGGTTTAGGCAACCCTGGGTACAAACTATATACCGTTCTTGCATCACGGATCTTATAATATTGCCAGGGTAGTGGTTTACTGTAACTCTTGTAGGCATGCTCAAGAATGTTGGCATCATATGTGGGACCGTTCATCCAGATACGGTTGCACTTCCAGCACAACTTATGCAGTTCATCCAGGGCCTGATCTAGTGGTATGCGTCCATCTTCTGCAAAGGCTTCGTCCTGTGCGGCACCTTGTGTGGCCCACCAGTTGATGGTACCTTGTTCAATGGTACGGTTCTCTTGGCTCTCAAGATCAACCCTGGCATAGTACTGTTGCTGGTAGTAGCCACTGCCAACGGGATCAAACGCCTGAGCCGCAATGGTTAAGATTGTTGCGTCGGGGCCTGTGGCCAAACCTTCAATGTCGATCATGAGATCCAATTTGATTCTCCCGGTACTTGTGTACAAGGATTATAACACAATTTTAGGTAAAAGTGTAAGGAGTTTAACCAATAACAAATGTAAGTGGCTGTGATCCATCTACGTACATTTTGAGTTGTTCGATAAGACCATCCATTTGCGCTTGAGCTTCTGATTTCATGGCTGCACCGTTTAGGGTACCGCCACCTTGTGGACCGGCGATAGTGCCAAATTTCTCACGTGCTTCACCAATTATCATTTTGCAGTTGGCCACCATGTAATCTCGAATCCACTGTTGTATTTGGTGATCACTCAGCAAGTTGAATTCGGGTTTTAGATTGTAGGTCCACAACAACACAGTTTCGCCTGAGCCTTTGGGGTCGCGAATCAATTGCAGTTTTTTGGTCACAGGGTTCCAGGTGTAGTTCATGTAGGCACCGAACATGCGTCCGGCCAGTTCAATGTACTGACTGTAGAAGTCGTAAGTGGCCAGGCCGCCGGCCACGTTGAAGTTCATTAGATACACGTTGATACTGGCCTGCGCAAACGGATCAAAGTTTGACGCAAACGGTCCTGAACTGTCGCCAAATGTTCTACGAAAAATTTGGCGCACTGAAATCACTTCCTGGGGCAGTTCGTAGATGTTGACATCTGCTACCAACTGCATGAAACTGTAACTTTCTTCATAGGCATTGTTGGCTCGCTGGCGGTAAGTGCCAATGGTTTTTTGATAAGCCGCTTCGTAATGTGCAGGGTCTAGTTCTAGGTCAATGATATCGCCGCCCAGTTGAAGTTTGACGTATTCAATCAAATTTTGCTTGAGTGTGGGCAGTGATTGCTGTTGCTGTTCTGGCATGTGGGACTCCAAGTCCCTGTATTTACCAGGCTTTGAGTATGACCAAGTTCTCAGTTCCACGTCCGTTGAACGGAGTTTCTGTTGTGGTCAGATCCTTGTAGATCTTACGTGCTGCCGGCTTGCCTGCGGCTTGCACTGCTTTCACCACATCTGCTGGCTTGCGCACAGTTTTTTGCATGGTCTCAATGGTGCTGAAACCAATGATGCTGTTGCTTTTCACAGTGAATGCCTGTGTGTGACTGTCAGCCACCAGGTGGATCAACTTGCGCTTTTTGGTGTCGTACAACCAGGCTTCTGCCTTGTCCACTAAACTTGCAGCCGGCAAGCCCTTGAGTTTGAGATCAACAAATTCCATGAGCACTTTAAATTTTGCGGCACGTTTCTCAGGTGGCACTGACTTGACCTTGCGTGGTTTGCGTTCCACTTTCTTGATCTGCACATACGCACCGCAGTCATTGATCACTGCTTCGCAGAACTTCACAAGATTGCGCATTTGAATCTTACTGAGGTGACTGTAGCCCTCAACCAATTGGGCATCTTTGCCTTCAATCACAGTCTCAAACTCTGCAAGTTTGTGCTTCCATAAGTTGGCAATGTCCGAAATCATCTGCGGTGCCACATTCAAGCCACGGATCACCATGATTGGTTTGTAGTCTGCTGACATCTTGGCACCTGCTGTCACAAACTCATCAAACATACCGTCCAGTTCGCCGGCACACTCGCTGACTTTTTCACGCAGGCGGTCTTGAATATTGGGCTTGGCCACCACAGGCACTGCTTCTACCACTGCTACTTCGGGCTCACGTGCAGTCAATATTTCTTGGATGTAGCCTTCCAGTCGCACTTGTTCAGTGTCTGTAAGATCCAAGCCTACCATGCTCATACGGCACAGCCATGCAGTGGTCAGTCTGACTGCTGAGTCAGGCACGCCTTTCAATGCACGAACATCTGCTTTGCGTCCGTTATGCTCTAAATAAGCCACCAGCATTTCGCGGGCATCTTTTTTGCCATAAAAATAGTTGTACCAGCTAAAGGCAGCACTGAGTTGGCTGGTACGATCGTCTGTGGGTTGCACACGCCATGTGGGTTCCAACCCTGTGTATTTGGTATCGGGACTGCGGGGATTCAATGGCTTGACAGCGATTCGTGTGGCGTTCATGTGGGCTCCTAGTGAATTTATACGTAATTATAGCAGAATTGGATTTATTGGTCAACCCTAGAAAAGGTAAACCCAAAGTACTATAAATATACCATGCCACGCTTATCCCTATATCGCCCCAATCGCACTAGAGACTATCAATTTCTGGACCGTACCATACGTGAAATGTACACTGTGGGCGGCTTGGATATCTACATCCACCGTTACATGGGTCCAGAAGCAGGTGGTAACGATTCGGCCTTGAGTGGCAACTTTGATGCCACACAACCCACGTATGACACAGTAGATGTGTTGAACATTCAAGACTTGCTGTTGCTGGAAAATCGCGACAGGATTTATGACCCTGATGTGTATGTCATGCGCGGGGTGTACAACACGCAAGACGTGGACTTTGACCTAACACAATTTGGGTTGTTCTTGAACAACGACACCATATTCATGACCTTTCACTACAACACCATGATTGACACATTTGGTCGTAAACTCATGAACGGTGATGTGATAGAAATACCCAACTTGACAGATTATCATCCTTTGAACAAGTCCATACCCAGAGCCTTGCCTAGATACTATGTGATTCAAGATTCTGACTTTGCAAGTGAAGGGTTTAGCCAAACTTGGTTGCCTCATTTGTGGCGTGTGAAATGCACGCCAATGAAAGATCAACAAGAGTTCAACACCATTACCAACAAGCCTTTTGTGGCGGAGAACATCTGGGATCCAGGCAACTTTTACCCTACAAACACCATTGTCAACTATGGTGATACTTACTACCGAGCCACTACCAATGTGCCTGCTGATACAGAAATCACCAACACCAATTTTTGGGCTCTGTACGATCCTGCCACTATCAGTGACGTTCAAGGTACTCGTACCAAAGACTACGAAATCAATGATGCTATATTGATACAGGCCGATGCCGAAGTACCACTCAGCGGTTATGAAGTTGATAAGTTTTATATTTTGCCCACTCAAAACGGTGAGCCTGCCAACCCTGACAGTTTGAGTGCCGACGAAACTGTGAGTGTGGATGGCACACAAGGAGGCATGAGCGTCACACCCAAGTCAGATGGCTATACCATGGGCTACCTCACTGGAGATGGTATTGCTCCCAATGGTTTGCCTGTCACACCTGGTGTGTCGTTCCCACCCAATCCTGTGGCAGGAGCCTATGCATTGAGATTAGATTACAAACCCAATAGACTGTTCCGTTATGATGGTGCTCGCTGGGTACGCATCGAAGACAACGTGCGCACCAACCTCAACAACGGTCCAGTTAATAAAACTCTGCGCAGTAGTTTTGTAAATAACACTGCCACTGTCAACACCACAGACTTGGGCAATATTCCAAGTCGTCAGAGTCTCAGCGAAATTCTTCGCCCACGTGCAGACAATGGCGACCAAGGTGGCTTTTTACCACCTGGCACCTAACTGGGAGAACCCAAATTCAAGCCTTCTTTTACGACGAACAAATACGCAGATTCTTGTTGCAGTTCACAAGAATCTTTTCAGGTTTTCAAATTGAGTACGCCAACGAAAACGACGGAGTAAATGCTGCCGCATTGATACGTGTACCTGTGCGCTACGGTGATGCTACCCGCAATGCTCAAACCATCATACAGGAAAACAGTCGCAACAGTTTGCCGTCAACTCCCTTGATGACATTTTACATCACTGGCCTGGACTATGAACAAAGCCGCATGCAAGAACCATACTTTGTGAGTAAGGTCAATGTGCGTCAGCGCACCTATGATCCCAGCACAGAAACTTACGAAACCACACAAGGCAATGCATTCACTGTGGAACGACTGATGCCTGTGCCATTCAAACTCACCATCAACTTGGACATATGGACCAGCAATACCAATCAAAAGTTGCAGTTGTTGGAACAAATACTCACGTTGTTCAATCCCAGTTTGGAAATCCAAAGCACAGACAACTTTATTGACTGGACCAGTTTGAGCACCATGTACTTGGACCGCACTGTGTGGAGCAGTAGAAGCATACCCATTGGCACAGAAAATCCCATTGACGTGGCCACCTTGACATTCAGCATGCCCATATGGATTTCTAGCCCGGCCAAGGTCAAGAAACTGGGTGTGGTGGAACGCATTGTGGCATCAATGTACGATGCTCAAGGCGATTTGGTCAATGCCATCACCAACAACGACTTGTTGTTGGGCACAAGACAAGTTATAACTCCTTTCAACTACGCCACTGTGTTGATTGACAACGGTGGTGTAATGACCCTGCAAGTGCTACAACAAAGATTCTTGTCTGAAGAACCCAGCAATGATGAACTGACTCCCACTGAAATTGTGCCTGATAGCAATTTGTTGTGGCCTGCTGTGGTGGGCATGTATGGTGTGTTACGCCCGGGTGTGAGTCAAATACGCCTGGAACAACCAGATGGCACTGAAGTTGTTGGCACTGTGGTGCTAGATCCCAATGATGACAGATTTATGTTGTACAATGTTGATATTGACACTGCACCACAAAACACACTAGATCCCATTGATGCCATTATCAATCCCTTGGCATCCGGACCAAGACCACAAGATTCTGTGCTGGAGGGTGTGCGGTATTTGCTCACAGAAGACACAGGGTCTGCTGACAATCCCACACCAGCTTCGGACTGGGTGGGTGCTAACGGTCGCGGTTTGGTAGCACAGGCCAATGACATTGTTGAGTATTCAAACAACTACTGGCGTGTGGTATTCCGTGCAGCCACAGAAACCAACAACACTCAATATGTCACAAACATCACCACAAGTATACAATACCGTTGGACTGGCGAAGCCTGGGTGAAAAGTTATCAAGGTGTGTACCCTGGAGGCACCTGGAGACTGGTACTGTGAAGGCAGTAGGAGTTTGGTTTCGCAGCAGTGCCACAGGGCGTTATCTATACTTGCTACGCAACGACACACGACATCCTGGATCATGGGGACTGCCTGGCGGCAAGGTAGAGTCAGGTGAAACATTGTTGGGTGCCATGGAACGTGAGTGCATTGAGGAACTGGGCAGTATGCCCGAGTATCAACGCCTGGTGCCACTAGAAAAATTCACTTCGTCTGATGGGCAGTTTGAATACAACACCTGGGTGTGTGTTGTTGCAGATGAATTTGTGCCGGTGCTCAACGACGAGCACATGGGCTATGCCTGGATTGATCGTGGTCAATGGCCCAGGCCCATGCATCCTGGCTTGTGGTCAACTGTGAACA